AATGCCGAAATGGGTGGAGAAGAAGGAGGAATGGAAGGTGAACAAATGCCACCACCACCAATGCCTGATGAAAGTATGACACCACCACCACCCGCACCAGAGAGTGAAATTGCGGAATATCGTACACATGGGGCTAGAAAAAACAGACATCAATCTATTGAAGAAGTTTTTGAAGAAGTTTTTTCTGAATCTAAAGTAGATAAAGTATTGGGTAAATATTTTGGTAAACAACAACATAAATCAAATAACAATATAGTGTCAAAAATTCAAAATTTATCTGAATCATTTAAACAAGAAACTCAATCTGTTAAATTTATAAATGAGAATAATGATTTTAGACTTTTGGGTAAAAACAAACAAGGGTATTTAGTATTTGAAAATGATTATGAAAGAATTAGAGTAAGTCCAAAAGGTAATATTTTATGAGTTTTTTAATTTATGTTAATAAGTTGGGTTCTAATTACAAAGGTGAAAATTTGTATGAATTCATCTTTTCTGAAAATATAAATGATGTTTGGGGGGAATCTTGGGATAGTAAACCAGCGAATGGTTACCCATCACCACCAGATTTGGAATTTATATCCAAAGTTGGATTATTAAAAAATGTTTTAGATTTTGAAGTTTTACAAAATTCTGATACATTTTCAATGTTTGATGGAGTGGAAGATGTTATAGCATTAGGTTGGGAGAAAGAATCAGAATCTGTAAATTTTGAAAAGGATAAAAGATTAGTATTTAGATTTGGGGATACCATTGAAAGTGTTAAAAATAAACTATACGAAAGAGATATCGTTTTAGAGTTTGAAAAAAAAGTTCAATATGAATCTTAATAAAAAAATTGGTTTATTATTAGATAATGGGTTTAAACCTGAATTTATTTCATCCTTAACTGAAAGTAAAATTAATTTTCTATTTGAAAAAATGTCAAAGAGAAAAGAGAATAAGGAAGCGACAACAACAACAAAAACTGAAAAGGTAACAACTTACACACCTGATGAACTCACTAAAATGAAACAACAAAACACAGGTGTGAATGTAAATAATGGTGAAGTTACTCCAACGCCCCAAGGTGGTTTAATTGTTAAACAACAAGCCGAAGGTGAAATAAAAGAAAAATTTGAATCTAAGGCGCAACAAGGTTTATTTTGGGCTAGATGTAACAAATGTAAAACTGACGATTGTAAGTGGTGTAAAATGGCTAAGGAATTTTCAAAGAGTACGTCTGAGAAACAATACAAAAAAATGCCAGAAAAAAAACATCCAAAAAAGACAGTAAAATATAAAAAGAAAGAAACTAATGAGGAATTTACAATGGCTAATTACTATGATAAGGTTGCTAGTACATACACCAATTTAGCTAAAAGCAAATTAACCAAAGAAGAAATTATAAATAAACATTTAACAAAAATTGTTGAGTCAAATTTAAAACCAACTATGAAAAAAAGAGACTTACTCAGATTAATTGAATCTGAAAACAAAAATAAAAAAAATCTAAATGAAGATTTTTATTATGACGAAATGGGTGAAGATTTTGATATGATGTCAAAATACGAAGGAAGACCAAATTGGTATGAAGAAGATGAGGAAGACTATGAAGAGTATGATATGCCTCCAGGTAGAGAAGATGATGATACTCCAAGGCCTAGAAATAAAATGAGTCGTTTATCTCGTAGAATGAATGACCCATTTGCACCAACAATTGACCCTGGTATTAAAGAACCAAAAATTAAACCTATAGACCCTGATGTTGAGCCTGAGTGGACACCAGATGAATATGAACCTGAAAATCCTGATGAAGATGAAGAAACAAAGATTCAAGGAAAAAGAAATATGAATGGACCAGCTATTATACCTATTCGTATTGACCCAAATAGGAAAAGAGAAAGAGAAAGAGAAATAGAACCAGATGAGTGGCAACCAGATGAATATGAACCTGAAAATCCTGATGAAGATGAAGAAACAAAGATTCAAGGAAAAAGAAATATGGAATTTATGTTAGAAATTAGAAATAAGTTCAATAGAACAATGAATCGTTTAAATGAAACACATTACAAGCCAATTAAATATAATAAGTATTAAAAATGAAAAAAATTTTATACGAAGCACCTGTTGATGATTTTATGGACGATGAGTCTAAAATAAATCTATATGCCGCACAAAAAAGAAAATATGAAAAAGCAAAAGGAGAAGGTGGGTCAAGTAATAAAATGGGTGAATTAATGTATTCATTACCGAATTTAGAACGTGAATATAAAACCCAATTAATAAATTTAGCTTTGGCTATTTTTTATAGTAAATTTCCAAAAATAAAAGAAAGGGTTGACAATGGGTTACTAAAAATGGATGTTAATTTAACTAGTAGTCCTGGTGGTAGAATAAGTCCGCAAAAAGTTGACAAACAAAAAATTGAAAAAGCCAAAGAAATTGATTCTGATTTTGATGAACGAGTTAAAGCTAGAAATTTTATTAATGCTACAACACAAGGAGCTGCTTGGTCTGAAGGATTCAATGCTTATAAAGAAATTGAAAATCAATTAAATCAGTTAAACCCTGAATTGGTAAATAAGTACAATCAATTTGAAAACTCAGCTACAGTATTTTATAACGACAATATTGAGACATTAGAACGTATGGCCGAACAATCTAGTGGTCGTGTTGCGTATACAGACCTTGTTCCAGATAATAGTAACCCAGGTAATTGGATTTTAATCGTTAGAGCACCACATTTTCCATTATTAATTCACGAATTATATAAAGGCGGGAGGTATTATAATTCAATTTTATATACACCAAAAGACAAAAATGTAAGTAATACATTAAAAGATGTAACAGACACTCATAAACATGAAATCCGAAATATGATTAGTGGTAGAGAAATTAGTTCTAAATTAAGATTTTTATGGGGTGAATTGGTTGATGGATATGAGACATGGATGGATGGAGCAATTCAAACACAATTTAATAAAATGGCTAACGACAATCCAAGATTACACAATGAAATTATGTATGATGGTGTTTTAGGTAATCCTAAACCTGGAGATTCCCCAGAAAAAAAACTAAAACATCAAAAAGCTATGGATAAATTTGAAAAATTTTCACAGATGATTGTTGATGCAATTAGAAAAAATCCACCAAAAGTTGAAAAACCTAATTATGATAAAATCATACAGAGTCAAAAAAAGGTTGAACCTATCGAACCAGAATATGATGATGATGAGGAAGAAAATGACGATGAACCAGAGGATGATGATACAAGTTGGATGGACGATATAGACGATGAAGATTAAAAAAAACCCCCCATTTAGAAATAAGTGGGGGTTTTGATATTTATGTAGAAAGGATTTATGAGTTTAACAAAAGAACAAGTTATGATTGAGTATGTAAAGTGTATCAAAGATACACCTTACGCTCTTAAAACATATTTGGAAACATACGACAACACCGTATCAAAATATGTCCCCTTGGAGTTATTTCCTGACCAAATTTCATTATTAAATGATTATGAAGATTATAATGAAAATATCGCATTAAAATATCGTCAGGCTGGGGTGTCAACGGTAACTGCGGCTTGGATATCTAAGAAAATAGCTTTTGCTAATAAAAAGAAACCTGAGAAAATTTTAATTATTGCCAACAAATTGGATACATCCCAAGAAATGGCAAATAAGATAAGATTGTTTATTGCCCAATGGCCTAGTTGGGTTGGAATTGATTTCTCCAAAGATAAAGACTCCCAAAAACATTTCAAAACAAATAATGGGTGTGAAGTAAAAGCGGTTGCAACGTCAAAGGATGCTCTTCGTGGTTTTACACCAACAATCCTAGTATTTGACGAAGCTGCGTTTATTGATGCCGACTCAGACTTTTGGGCAGCTTGTATGGCCTCACTATCAACTGGGGGTAAGGTTATTGTGGTATCAACACCAAATGGATATGACCCAATTTATTATGAAATCTATAACCAAGCAAATAGGGGAATGAATGATTTCAAAATATCTGAAATGTTTTGGTTTAGAGACCCAAGATACACAAAAGATTTATACCTAGTCAAAACCAAAGATACAGTCCACTACCTACTCAATAAAACTGAGTATAGTAAAGATGATATTATAAGTTGGGATAATATACCATTTGAGAATAGAAACTTCGAAGAACTCAAAATTATAATGAGTACAGGGTATAAACCTTGTTCATCTTGGTTTGAGGGTATGGTGAAGAAATTGAAATACGATAAGAGAAAGGTATCTCAGGAATTAGAGTGTGTTGATTATAATACAATGGTAACACTACGAGACAAAAATACAAATGAAATTTTTGATGTTAGAATTGGTGATTTATATGAAAATCTATTGTAGAATATAGTTCTTGAGTTACTTTTCATTAAAATTGTGATATTTATTTATATGGAACTTAAAGAACTCAAATCAAAAATAGAAGAAACTGGATATATTGACAATGTTAAAATTGGAAATTATTTCCATATGAAATACCCCTCAATTTATTCTGAAGTTATAAAAATAACATCTTGTTTAGAAGATTCATATTGTGACAACAAACTTTTTAGAGCTAGGGTTATCTTCATTTTAAAATATAATTTAGACGTTAACAAAATTAAAAACGACAAAGGATGGTTTCGTTTTAATAGAAAAAAAGATGATTTTTTTGAAAAAAATATTGACTATGTGAAACAGGGTTGGGAAACAAGTAAGTGTAACTCGACTAATAACTTTTTAAGTTTAGATGAAACTATTAAAATACTTAGAACAGAAGATTGTTATAAAAATTACTTAGGGAGGTCAAAAAATAGAACTTTAATTAAAGAAAATATCAAATTATATGATTCTATTTACCAACACACAAAATTTATGGATTTTTTTAATAAAAATAGTAACAAATTCTCTATGAGAATTTTATTTTTAGTTAATAAGAATGGTGAAATAAATCAAATAAAGTGTAAAAGTTGTAACGTAAATTTTACTTCATTTAACTATTCAATAGGTGATTATAATGAAAATTGTGTAAATTGTTTTCATAATACTATTAATCATTATCCGACAATTGGTTATTTTAAAAAAAAATATGGTGACGAATATCAAAAATTTTATGATGAAGATAGAAAAAGGGTTTCTAATTTAAAAGTTAATAGTAAACAATGGTTTATTAGGAAATACGGTGAATGTAATGGGGTTAAAAAATACGAAGAATATTTATCAAACAGAATTGAGATTCTTGAGGGTATTAAATCAAAAAAATATTCAAAAATATCTCAAAAACTTTTTTGGTTAATATATGAAAAATTAAATGAAGAGGAGAAAAAAAATTGTTGGTTTAAAGAATTAAATAAAGAGGTATTAGTTAAAGTAAGTGAAAACAAATTTTATTTTCCTGATTTTTTGATGGGTAAAAAAATAATTGAATATGATGGTAAATATTGGCATCAACAAGATGATGATGATATAAGAAATTCATTATATAAAAAAAATGGATATGATATAATGATAATTAATGAGGATGATTTTAGTAGAGTCCATATAAGTGATAATATAATTAATAATTGTGTAAATTTTTTAAGAAATGAAATATAATAACGGTAAATATGAAATATCTAGTCCAGAAGGATTTGTTGATTTTTTAGGGGTTCAAAAACTACAAAGAAAAACTATTGAAATATCATTTTCAAATAATTTAACTCTACGCGGATCTTTAAATCATACTATTTTTGATTTTGATAATCACCCAATTGAACTTTCAAATATTAAAATTGGAGACTCTATTAAATCTTTTGATGGTAACTTGGTTGTTGTTGATATACTAAACTATGAGGATGAAACTGATGTGTATGATATAATTGACTCAGGTAAATTACATTTATATTACACTAATAAGATTATTTCACATAATTGTAATTTTCTTGGATCTGGTGATAATGTATTTGACTCATTATTAATGCAAAAAGTAAAAGACAATTACATAAAAGAACCCCAAAATAAAATGATGGGTAATTCTTTATGGATATGGAAAGAACCTGTGATGGGACACAAATATGTTATGGGTTGCTTACCTCCAGGTGAAAAAGTATTAACAAATTTTGGGTTGAAGAATATTGAGGATGTGACTTTTAACGAGTTATTAGTTAATGAAACTGGTAATTATGTTAATATTATTAACAAACAAATATATCCAGTAATTGATGAAGATATCTATACAATAAAAGTAGATAATACATTTAGAACAACAACTTTTACAAAAGAACATCCAATTTTAATAAGTAAAACAATATTAAAAAGAAATTATAAGAAAAATAATAAAGATTATCAATTTAATGAAAGATATTGGGATTTTGATTTTAAATATGTTAAGACTGAAGATATTGAAGTTGGGGATTGGATTAAAGTTCCAAATCAATATTTTAATAAAAAAATAGAAAATATTGATAACTATTGGAAAATTTCTGAAAAAGTAAGAACTGATTTTAATATTAGTTCGCCACTAAATAATAAAGAGTTTTGGTGGTTTATAGGTATGTGGTTAGGCGATGGTTGGTTAGAACAAAAAAATGATAACTATTTAATTGGTATTTGTTTTGATAAAAAACAAAAATCATATTTATATGAAATGGAAAAAATTATTTTTAAATTATTTAATCGTAATCCAACTTACATTGATAAGGAGAGTTCTGATAATTTAGTTTTTAATAGTAAATTTTTATATTATTTTTTATTGGAAAATTTTGGTAGATATTCATATGGTAAAATGATAAGTGAATGGGTAAAAACAATTCCTAATGAATTTAAATATGAGTTAATTCGTGGTTATTTTGATAGTGATGGATGTTGGGTTAAAGTTAAAAAAAAGGATAAATATAACTCTAAGTTAAGCTTTGTAAGTATTAGTTTAACACTATTAGAGTCAATACAAGATATTTTATTTTCAATTGGTATAATATCATCACTAAACTTATTAAGAAACCTAGGTGAAATTACATTTAAAAATAAATTATATAAAACAAAAGAAACATATTCTTTAAATTTAGGAAATAATGATTCATTGGAATTACTGCGTTTTATTAATAATAAAGATGATATTAAACTACAAAAATTTAATATTAATGAATTCTCAATAGTTAATAAAAGAATAATTAGTTCATGCCATTTTAATCAGACTAAAGAATTTATTTTTTTTAGAGTAAAAAATATTAAAAAAAATAAATTTACAGGTAATGTTTATAATTTTGAGTGTGAAACAAATACATTTATGTGTCATCATATAACAACGCATAATTGTGATGTTAGTCGTGGAGATAGTGAAGATTTTAGTGCGTTCCAAATAATTGATTTTGATGAAAGAGAACAAGTTGCCGAATATGTGGGAAAATTACCCCCAGATACAATGGCTGAAATATGCTATAAATGGGCAAATATGTATAACTGTTTTATTGTAATAGATATAACTGGTGGTATGGGGGTATCAACCTCAAGAAAATTACAAGAAATGGGTTATAAGAATTTATATGTTGATGGTGTTGATTTGGCGAATAAATGGAAGTATGACCCAAAAACATTGGATAAAATCCCCGGACTAAATTTTAATAACAAACGTGTTCAGATTATTGCTTCATTTGAGGAAGCTATGAGACACGAATTTAAGATATATAGTTCAAGGTTATTTGATGAGATGAATACCTTTATTTATGTGAGTGGTAGACCTGACCACCAAAAGGGACAACATGATGACCTTATTATGTCAATTGCAATGGCGACATATGTTGCAGAATCATCTTTCAGTAGTTTAGAAAAAGTTACGGAACAAACAAAGGCAATGTTGGAATCTTGGTCTGTATCTAATAATGAAAATATGGGAAAACAATTGGATTTTAATCCAGTAATACCATTTGGACACGAAAGAATAAATCAAAGAAATCAAAATGTAAGTAAAGATGACTATATGAAATACTCTTGGTTATTTGGAAGATGATAATATTTATAATATAAAAACATATGGGATTAGTAGATAGAAAAAAAACAGGTAGAATAATTGCTTCAAAAGTATTAGTTCCAAACCAAGGTATTGTAACTTCCAAGATACAAGTACCAGATAAATTAGAAATCAAAACTACCAAAATTAAGGGAAATGATTAAGTCTTTAATTATTTCACGAATCAATTAAATTAGATTTATGGAACAAAATCAAAATAATTTAACGGTTTGGCAGAGGTTATCCAAAGCCTTTGGACCAAATGCTTTATTAAATCAAGATTATCCAACTTATAAATTTGATAAGAAGGAATTATTACGTACAACATCAAAACAAGAGTACGAAAAAGAGCTTTTACAAGCTCAACAAACTTATTACTTAGGTAATCAGTGGACAAAGATTGAAAGTAATCTCTATACACAAGCAATATATTATGAACCAACTAGATTGGCTTCTTTTTATGATTACGAATCTATGGAGTATTCAATACATGGTGAAACTAAAATTGCAACACCCAATGGTTTTATCACGATTAAAGAATTAGCTGATAAAGGAAGAGATTATGAGTTTATAACATATGCTTATGACCACAATTTAAAAAAAGTTGTGCCGGCTAAAGCAAGAAACGCTCATTACACTCGTGATGAAATGACTTATAAAATTACATTTGATGATGATTCTCATATTATAGCAACATATGGGCACAGATTTCTTAAACGAGATAGTGTATTTGAATACGTTGAAAATTTAAAACCTGGTGATTCTATGATGCCTTTTTATCGTAAATCATTTTACAATAATGAGAAATATAATTGGGTTTATACTTGTAATTCTGATGAAGGACATAATGGGTGGATTTCTGAACATAATCTTATTGCTGAATGGTTTTATGAAACCAAAGTAAAAGAAGATGAGGAAGTACATCACGTAGATTTCAATGGTAAAAATAATTTACCTGAAAATCTTCAAATTATGACTATATCGGAACATAGAGCTTACCACGCAAGATTAAATAATGAAAAATTATGGGCTAATCCCAAATACAGACAAAAAATGTCTGAGGTGGCAAAAAGAAAAGGTAAGTTAATTTGGGGTGGAAGAAGAAGTGGTGATAATAATCCATCATATATAAAAATTCCATTTGATGAAATTGTTAGGGTAGCAAAAGAAAAAAGGGGGGTAGAAGAAACAGCAAAAACTTTAGGGGTATCATATAGAAAGATTCAAAATGAATTAAGGTTTAATGGTTTTAAAAATTGGGACGATTTTCTTTCAGTATATAAAATAAAAAAATATCTAAAAGTTTCAGAAGACTATCATTTAATTAATTTCAAATTAATACCTTGGGATTTATTAGTTGATGTAGCAAAAAAAGAAAAATTAATGAAAAATGTTTGTAAAACATTGGACATTACAATGGGTAAATTACGTTCAACTATAAGACAAGGTGGATATAATAATTGGACTACATTTATGACAGCATATGGATTAGAGATTGGTAAAACAGGAAGAAAAAAAGAAATTAAAGAAAATGTAGTAAACCATAAAATTGTTTCTATAGAACCTTATGGAATTGTTCCTGTTTATGATTTAACTGTACCTGGATATAAAAATTTTGCAACAGACACTATATTCTCACATAATACCCCAGAAATATCCGCAGCATTAGACATATATGGAGAAGAATCAACAACTGTGGATAAGGATGGTTTTATGTTACAGATATTTTCAGAGTCAAAAAGGATAAAAGGTATTTTGGCCGACTTATTTAATAACGCATTGGATATTAATACAAATTTACCAATGTGGACAAGAAATACCTGTAAGTATGGTGATAATTTTGTTTATTTGAAACTTGATCCAGAGAAAGGAATTGTTGGTTGTATGCAATTACCGAACATTGAAATTGAACGTTTGGAGAGGGGTATGCCCGCTCAAGCAACAAGACAAAATATTGAAGAACCCGCAGAAAACAAAGGACTAAGATTTAAATGGAAAGCCAAGGATATGGAATTTAATTCTTGGGAAATTGCCCACTTCAGATTGTTGGGTGATGACAGAAAACTTCCATACGGCACATCAATGTTGGAGAAAGCAAGACGTATTTGGAAACAATTATTATTGGCTGAAGATGCGATGTTGATATATAGAACATCAAGAGCACCTGAGAGAAGGGTATTCAAAGTGTTTGTTGGTAATATGGATGACAAAGATGTTGAGCCATATGTACAACGTGTTGCTAACAAATTTAAACGTAGTCAAGTGGTTGATTCTCAAACAGGTAATGTTGATATGAGATTTAATCAAATGGCGGTGGATCAAGATTACTTTATTCCTGTTCGTGACCCAGCTCAAGCAAGTCCAATTGAAACTTTGGCGGGCGGAACAAACTTGGGTGAGATTGCGGATATTGAATATATCCAAAAGAAACTATTGACAGCATTAAGAGTTCCAAAAGCATTCTTAGGTTTTGAAGAACCAGTTGGAGATGGTAAAAATTTATCATTAATTGATATCCGTTTTGCTAGAACAATCAATAAGATACAAAAATCAATGATATCTGAATTAAATAAAATAGCTATCATTCATTTATTCTTATTGGGTTTTGAGGATGAATTAAATAATTTTACACTAGGTTTAACTAACTCATCTAAACAGGCTGATTTATTAGGTCTTGAAGTTTGGAAAGAAAAAATTGCAGTTTACAAAGAATGTGTTACAGCATTACAAGATGGCACAGCCCCAACATCACATACTTGGGCAAAGAAACATGTATTAGGATTTTCAGAAGAAGAAATTAAGACTGACTTATACCAACAACGTATTGAAAGGGCTGTTGGAGCTGAATTAACTAATACGGCAACAATTATAACCAAGACTGGTATATTTGATAATATTGATAAATTATACTCTCAGAAGAGTGGTAGTACGGCATCAGCGAGTGGAACACCACCTCCCCCTGGTGGAGGAGCACCACCACCTCCTGGGGGTGAAGCTCCAATGGGATTACCTGAAAGTGAAAAGAAAGATAATTTAAAAATACTATTGGAATCTGATGGGTTATTAGATGATGAAACTTTCATTGATTTGTCAAAAGCAAAAAATTCCTTGGGTGAAATGGAGATTCATCTAAACAAACTTTTAAATGGTTAATATTTATAAATAAAAAAGATATGAAATTTGGAATTATTAAATCAAAAATAGATTACGTATTATCAGAATCATTTAAGAATGATGAACATTTTAAAGTTGAAATGAAATTTTTCAAAAAAAATATTTTGGAGAATAAAAACCTTAGTAAACTTTTTTATTTATATGATGAGTTGACAACAAAAAGAAATATGGATAAAAACATTGTTGATGACTATATTAATCAATCAATTACCATATATGAAAATACTATCAACAAATTAAAACCAACTGATTACAAAAAATTAGACTATTGGTTAAATGGGATTGAGGTTGAAAATAATTATGAAAACATTGATAAATTGTTTTCAACCAATATACTGACTTTAGAAAATAAAGTTATCAGTAAAAAAATGATTGCGGAATCTCTAATTAAAAAAGAAGAGACTAAGGAGGTAATTAACTTACCAATTAGTTCAATGATTAAAATGGCTAATAAATCTATCGCTTCTTATATTGAAAATTTAAATGAAAGTGATAAGAGTGAGTTGGTGAAATTATTGTCTCAGGATGAAAAGATTATGAAAGAGAGTTATGAGTTGACAAAACTTAAAGTAATTGACAAATTAAATAACCATAAATCGGAATCGGATTCCGATACATCAGTAAGAATTGATGAAACCATATTAAAATTAAAAGAGGAGAAGTTTGATAAATTAACTTATTTCAAATTAAAAAATCTGAACGAAAGTCTTTAATCCTCTCTTTTTGTTTTTTGAGAATATACCGCTTTTTTAACTTTGTCTCTGCGTCTAATAGAGTTTTTGGTGAATTCTTTTCTTTGTTTCAACTCCGTCATTAATTTAGTTTTAATCACTTTACTCTTAAAGAGTTTAAGTGCTTTTTCAATTGGGGTTTTGTTATCTACTTTTACAATTAACATATTTTGGTTTTTTTGACATTTACTTAAATTTTACTTATTTTTTATTCAAAAATAAACAAAGAAATATTTTATGAATGAAAAAAGGAAAAACTTCAAAAATCCAAGGATTTAAAACCGCTAAGATTTTATATGGAACTGTTGATTCAGTTGAACTGAAATCAATATATCTAAACATACAAACTTGGGTTGAACCTCAACTTGAACTTGAAAATTGGAATCGTGTAATATTGAATTTATCAAGAAAAGTCAAACACACAATTTACAATAATATAAATACTGAATTATTTGAAAAAAAGTTTATTGTTGATTTGGATTTAAGGTCTAGTGGGCTACAAATGGAAAAAAAGTCTTTCCTTAATCTTGAGATTAATTTTTTTCTTAACCAACAAGATATTGATTTTAAATCAAATAATGTTAAAGAAATCTTAAAGAATCTAACAAAAAAAATTATCCAAGACAATCTTACCAACAATCATTATTTCAATTTTAGTCTAACTAAAAAGAGTGATAAGTTAATAAATATAAAAACATAAATATTTATTAATAAAAATCACAAAATGAGCTTAAGAATTTTAAATCCTGGTGAATTAGGTAAAGGAATATTAATTGAGAATGATGGGTGGGTTTCGCCTAATACAACAATGAATTCTTATATATTGGAAACTAGAAACTTTTTAGACCACTCCAAACCTTTTGAATTTTATGCCGTTCTACAAAAATATAATACCCCAAATAGAAATGGTAGAATTTATCCTGAAAGGATATTAAAAAGAGAATCTGAAAATTACAAAAAGATGATTCAAAAAGGCACTTCTCTTTCTGAATTAAATCACCCAGAATCGTCTCTAATTGATTTAGACAGAGCTTCCCACTTAATTACTGAAGTGTGGTGGGAAGGACCAGTTTTAATGGGTAAATTAAAACTATTAACAAGTCCTGGATTTCACGAGAGAGGAATTGTATCCACAAAAGGAGATTTAGCGGCAAACTACTTAAGACAAGGTGTTACTCTTGGTATTTCTTCTCGTGGTGTAGGATCACTTAAAAAGGTTGGGGAACAAAATGAAGTTCAGGATGACTTTGAATTAATTTGTTTTGACTTGGTATCTTCTCCATCAACACCTGGTGCTTATCTTTTCTTGAATAAAGAAGATAGAACAAGTTTGGATGAGAATTTGGATGACGATAAAAAAATGTCTGTTGAGAGAAATGTTGGTCAAAGTGGGAATAAATCACTTGACTTAATGAAAAGATTAAACGATTATTTGGGATATTAATTAATATTTTAAAAAAAAATTCTAAAACTATGGAAGACGGACAAAAATATTTTGTTGCAAAAATTGCTGAAGATTTTGTTGATGATGAAACCGGAAAGGTAAAGAAAATTAAACTTGAAAAATTGGTTATGGGATATACCCCAACTGATGTTGAGGCCAAAATAACCAAGGTTTACGAACATTACACAACTGATTGGCGTATTACCGCAATTGTTGAAAGTAAAATTGATGAGGTGATTGAATAATTAATTCATCAATAATTTTGATAAGGATAATCCAAAAAATGGGTTATCCTTATTTTTTTTGTCCATATACAATATTTATGTTATATAAAATAATCTTTTTTGTATGGTATTATCTACAAAAAAATATTTTTTTAAAAAATTAACATATTTATATAATAAAAAACGAAATGGCTGAAAATAAATCATTAGTTGAAGAAGCAATACTACAAATGAAAAATTTGGAAGACGTTGTAACTGAAAATGCAAAAGGAATACTTGCCTCAACAATGAGACAAGAAATCAAAGAATTGGTAAAAGAATCTCTCAAAGAACAAGACGATGAAGAGGTTGAAGATGAAGAAGATGATATGGACATAGAAGATGATGTGGACATTGATGACGCCTCTATGGATTTAGAGGACGATGATATGGATATTGAAGACGATATGGATATGTCAGAACCGAATATGGAGGTTGATACAATAGACCTAACAAAACAACCAGCTTCAGAAGTTTTAAGAGTATTCAAACTTTTAAGTCCTGAAGATGAAATCGTTGTAACCAAAGATACTGCGGGCAACATAAACTTAAAAGACAATGAAACAAATAAAGAGTATATGATTGTTAGCGAAGGTATGGATGAATACGATGAATACGATGAAATGTATCATTCTAATGAAATGATGGAAATGGACGATATGGACATGGATATGATGGAAATGGACGATATGGACATGGATATGATGGAAATGGACGATATGGGTTATGGTATGAATCATCAATACGATGAAGAAGAAGAAACTTTATACGAAATTGAAATGGATGACTCTGATGTTGAATCAGCATTTGAAGATGAATTTGGAGAAGGTTTTGAAGAAGAAGAAAATTATTCAGACGAGGAATTCTTTGAAGATTTTGAAGAGGAAGAAAATTATTCAGACGAGGAATTCTTTGAAGGTTTTGAAGAGGAAGAAAATTATTCAGACGAGGAATTCTTTGAAGGTTTTGAAGAGGAAGAAGACAATGAATTTATGACGGAATCAAAAAAATCCACAAAAAAACCAAAAGGTATGGGTTTTGGCTCAGCATCTAAATTTAAGTATTCTAGTAAAACTACTGATTACCCAACTAAAAAACAACCACAAGGCACTAGAGGTGTAGGTATGGGTAAACCTAAAAAAGATATTTACAAATCTGATTCTCCAAGTTTTGATGGTGAGTTTTCAAAGAAACCAACATCATCAAGAAAAGAAAATATGGCTAAACCAATGAAACCAATGATGAAAAAAATGGAAACAAAGGAAGCGTCACGTACTTTAGGAAATGGTAAATATTGGGGTAGAGAAGGTCTTCCGAAACCAAAAGCCGCACCACGTCACATCAGAAAAGAATCTATTGACAATTCTGAACTTGAAATCCTTAGAGAAAAAAATGAAGAGTATAGAAAAGCATTAAATATTTTTAGAACTAAACTTGATGAAGTTGCAATCTTCAATTCTAATTTGGCGTACGCAACTAGATTGTTTACAGAACATTCAACTTCAAAACAAGAAAAAATTAATATTCTACAAAGATTTGATGGTGTTGAAACTCTTAAAGAATCAAAAAATCTATACAAAGTATTAAAAGACGAACTAACAAGTTCAAAACCTCAACAAGTTAATGAATCAGTTGAAAGGACAATTCAAAAATCACCTTCAACAGGTTCAGCGATTAACTTAATTGAATCAAAAACATACGAAAATCCCCAATTCCTAAGAATGAAGGATTTGATGTCTAAATTAAAATAAACAAAAACAAATACAAAATGGGAGCATTATTAGAAAGCGGTCTTGTTGGTAATATTGGTTTGAAACACCTTAAAGTTATCAAAGAAGATACAATTAACAAATGGGATAGATTAGGATTCCTTGATGGCCTTAGAGGTCACCTAAAAGAAAACGTAGCTCAGTTATATGAAAACCAAGCTTCATACTTAATCAATGAGGCGACTTCTGACGCAAGCTCAGGTTCTTTTGAAACTGTAGTATTTCCAATCCTTAGACGTGTATTCTCTAAATTATTGGCGAATGATATCGTATCTGTACAAGCAATGAACTTACCTATCGGTAAATTGTTCTACTTCGTACCTAAAATCCAAGGTTATGCTTCGGGTGGAACTGGTTCGGACACTTACGCTGAACACTATTCACCTCTTGGAGCTCCAGGTAACTATCCTGGACAAGGAGTTGGATTTAATACTGGTTACGAAGGCACTGGAGCATTTGCAAAAAATCTTTATGATTTGTTTTATGAAGGTAGTGAACCTGGTCTAGAACCAGCTGGTCTTTTTGATTACTCAAAAGGTGCATGGACAGCAATTTCTCAAAACACTCAACTAGTTCAGTGGTCAAATGGTTCACTTGTTGAATCGACAGGTATTACTCAAACTCAAGTTGGTATTAGAAAAATTTTGATGAAACTTTGTGGATGGAATTCTTATCAAGGATGGGGTAAACTTGTCGGACCTGATGGTGCTGAAGTTGATTCTGAAACATTCTTAGCTGACCTTAAAATTATTGCAACTTCAAATTTCTCTGTTGAAGCATCGCCATGTCCTATTACGGTCGGTCAACCACTTTTATTCCGTGTTGTAACACAACAATATGGTAAATCAATTGTAAATCCAACATCAAGAAGAGTTCAAACAACTTTTCCAACAGGAACAGCTTCTGGTGCTGGAAATGGTGGTTCTTTTGAAAGTGTTTGTGACCCTGAAGGTTGTATCTATTTAGAAGTTGATTTATCATGTCCGGTTTGTGCTGATTGTGATTCGTCTACTTTAGATGGTTACACAGGTACAACTATTCTTTCTGCATCATCAGCTAGTTCATTTACTGCGGTATGGAGAAGATACCAAGAACTTGAATTTGAAGATAAAATTGGTGAAGTTTCTTTTGACCTTGAATCTGTAACTGTTTCTGTGTCTGAAAGAAAACTTAGAGCACAATGGTCACCTGAATTAGCTCAAGACGTTGCGGCATTCCACAACATTGACGCTGAAGCAGAATTGACTGCATTGTTATCTGAACAAGTTGCGGCTGAAATTGACCGTGAAATCCTTCGTGATTTACGTAAAGGTGCTGCTTGGAATTTAAGATGGGATTACAACGGATGGAGAAGAATTTCTCAAACAACTTCTTACACTCAAAAAGATTGGAATCAAACTTTGATTACAGCAATCAACCAATTGTCAGCTCAAATCCACAAATCAACTCTTAGAGGTGGTGCTAACTGGATTGTTGTTTCTTCTGAGGTTTCTGCAATCTTTGATGACCTTGAATACTTCCACGTATCAAATGCTTCTCCTGAACAAGACCAATACAATATGGGTATTGAAAGAGTAGGAACATTGGCTGGTAGATACCAAGTATATCGTGACCCTTACTTCCCACCTAACCAAGTGTTAATCGGACATAAAGGAACATCATTGTTAGATACTGGTTATATCTATGCTCCGTATGTGCCACTTCAATTGACACCTACAATGTATAATCCATTTAACTTTACTCCTATCAAGGGTATTATGACAAGATACGCGAAGAAAATGGTTAATAATAGATTTTATGGACGTATTACAGTTGATGGTGTTAGAACATTTGACTTACAAGAATTGAGATAATCAATCATAGTTAATATTGATGAGAGGGACAAGTTTTTGTCCCTCTTTTTTTTATGGGTTAAAATTAAATGGATTGACTTAGATATTTATTTATATATAATTAAATAAAAACTATGTCATTAACAATACCACAGATAGATAACATTATAGAACTCTATACCAATCAAGGATATTCTACTCATAAATTGGCAGAACTTTATAAAGTTGGTCATAGAAAAATTAGTCAAATATTAAAAGATAATAATGTTGAGATTAAAAAAAGGGGCGGTCAAATTAAGATTGGTAATAGTAATAATTTAGAAAAATCTAAGGTAAACAAATACACATCAGAGGATAAGGAACTTATCGCTAAATGTAAGAAAACTGATATTACTATAAATGACCCCAACAATTTATCAGGTAAATTAACAAAACACATCATAGAAATATATGGTGATGTTAATATTCCAACAAACACTTATCAAAGAAAAAAATATGAACAAATTAATGGTAAAAAGTGGTTTGAGGAGTATTTTGATATTATAGAAGTTGACAAAGATGTTAAAAGAAAATGTAATTTATGTGATTGGGGAACAACTGACATATATAATAAATCAGGTTGTTTTACCAATCATATTGAAAATGAACATAAGATTACTCTTGATGAATATTTATTCCAATTCCCAAATGATATACAGTACCACCACAATTACATTAAAAGAACTGATAGAGAGAAAGAGTTATTGTTGGAAGAAAACTTCGTAATATGTCAATTGTGTAATGAAAAGATGAAGGGTATATCAAATACACATCTAAAGAATAAACACAACATAAGTGTTGAAGAATACAAACTAAAATTTCCAAACTCTAAAATTGTATCTGAGTCTACCTCTAATATTTTGAGTGAACTTATTAAAGAAACTAATATTAATTTTCAACCAACTTGGACATCAAAAGGTGAAACTGAAATTAAGGAGTTTATTGAGGGTTTAGGGTTTGAGATATATAAGGGTAAAAATAGAAAACTATTGGAAGGTAAAGAAATTGATTTAATTATACCCTCAGTTAAAGTTGCAATAGAATATAATGGTTTATATTACCATACTGAAAATATGGGTAAGAATTCAGTTTATCATTTAAATAAAACTTTAGCGTGTAATCAGTTAGGTTATAAACTAATTCATATTTTTGAAGATGAGTGGGTTGTGAATAAAGAATTGACTAAATCAAAACTAAAACATATTCTTAGTGTAAGTGATGGGATTAAAATTGGGGCAAGAAAAGTTGTAGTGAATAAAATATCCAAAGAAGATAAATCATATTTTTTGGATGTGAGTCATATTCAAGGGAATGATAAATCTGACATATTTTATGGCGCTTATTATAATGAGATTTTGGTTGGTGTTATGACATTTAATAGTCAAAGAAATATGACAAAGAATATTGAAGGTGAATATGAATTAAGTAGATTCTCAACAAGACAAGAATATGTCATAAGTGGATTGGCTTCTAAAATATTAAAACAATTTATTAATGATTATTCTCCAAGTAGTATAATAAGTTTTGCAGATAGAAGATGGACTACCAATGGAAACAATAATATGTATACAAAATTAGGATTTGAATTGGTATCAATATTGAAACCTACATATTTTTATTATTCGTCAAAGATGAATAGATATAAAAGATATCATAAATTTTCTTTTGGGAAGAATAGTCTTAAAAAGAAATATAATGAAATTGATTTTACCAAAAGTGAAAGTGAACTTACAAAAGAGTTGGGATACTCCAAGATATGGGATTGTGGTTTATTTAAGTATCGGATTAATTTTTATTGAAATTAAGATATTTATAATAAAAAATTAATTACTATGAAAAAATTATATTATTTAGATGAATCTGAAAAAGATAGGATTTTGAATTTACATAACAAACATAAGGGAAATTTGTTGAATGAACAAGCACCATATGAGATACAACAAGACGGTGGTGGTTGGACAGATTCGGCTAAAACCCAATTTAATGCTAAATTAAATAATTTTGGTACTGGAAGAGGAGCATTTACAACTGGGATTATTGATTTTTGTAAAAAAGAATATGATAAATCTTTCCCAAAAGGACCAAGTTTAGAGTTATCAGATATTCAAAAATTAACTAGTAATATTACTAGTGCAGCAAGAAAAGGTTCAATTAGTACTTTTGGTGTAACTAATGGTAGAGGTATGAGTGAAGACGCAGTTAAAGAATTTGTAACTAATTTGCAGGCTTTTAATAATATGGCAAATGTATGTTATTCAGTTGCAAATATAAGTACACGTGGTACTGTAGTGTCTGGTTATGAAAATATATTTGATACATTTGATGAAATTTATGCAAATGAAGGTAATTATGGTTACAAAAATGCAATTCTTGAAAATTTAAAATATTTAGCAGGTAAAACAAAAGTAATTGTGGATGACGCGACTAATCTTGACGCTTGTTTGAAAGTAAATAAAAATTTAACAAACAAAGAAGGCTCCCCTTGGTATTCTTACACAGTTCAGGGAAGAATATATAACTATGCTGTGGATGGGGATTGGTATAGCACTGATACAAATACAGAAAATAGAGACCCCAAAACAGTAAAAACATATTATAAATTTACTTGTGACAAAAACAATAAAATAATCCATACGATTGATAAAACAAAAAATGTAAATGTTGTTACTGCTGAAGGTGGCGGAGGTGGCGGAGATACTTATCCGGTTGCTGAAGGACATGTCTTTAACTCAGCAATGCCTAAGGCAACCTTAGATGCGATAAGAGCTAAAACAGGTAGTAGAGATACTGGAACAATGTTAACCCAAAATGATATAAACTTAATTAATTCAAATATTAAATAAAAATATGAAAAATTTATATATATTAGAAAGCGAAAAAAACAGAATATTAAAATTACATAAGAGTTTTTTATTAGAAGACCCTACTAATACGGGTGGTGGTAACGAAAAAGCTATTGCTACTGAGGTCAATACCCCAACACCACCATCAAACCCTCCTGTTGCTACTACTACAATTAGTCAACTTCAACAAAAATTAGGTGTTGTTATTGATGGAAAATTAGGAACTAACACAGCAAAGGCAATCCTTGCGAAACTAGGCATTACTGCTACTCCTACTGCGGACAATACCCCACCACCATCAAACCCTCCTGTTGCTGCTACTCCTACTGCGGACAATACCCCACCACCATCAAACCCTCCTGTTGCTGCTACTCCTGGTGCTGCTGAGGGGGAGGTGGACTCCTCGGCGACTACTCAGTATTAAGTTAATCTTCACCATTTTTATTTTCCGATAACACTCTAATACTTTTTGATATTATTTCAGATTCCCCAAGTGAATACATTCCATTATGGTAAGCGTATTTAACCGCTTGTACAATTAAGAATATTGCTTGTTCTTCATCCATTACATCAATTAATGTTTGTAGATGATTTTCTGTTAATAGGGGTACGGAATTAAATAATTTACCGTAAATTTTTTCTTGTTCCATTGATATTTATATTAATAATTTCATTTATAATGATACAGAATTTAATTAAAAAAATCAAACAAGAAATACTAAAAGAAGCAACTACTGACGCTAGTGGTAGTAGGGGTTCGTTTAATCCCCCTCTTAAACTAGGAAAAAGAGTATTTGAAAAAACACAATTAGACCCATTTAATAAATCTGTTTCATTGTATTATAGTCAAGAACTTACCACAGATAGTTATGATGGTAAAATGAGTACTCCAAAAAAGGATGTCAAAAAAATTGAATCTAAGGCAATAAAATCTTCAACTAATACCAACACTAAGTTAATGACAAAAAACGTCACCAAGACCCCAAAAAATTTGAATGAGTGGCATTACGAGGAAGCTCCAATGTTAACTGAGGATACTAATGTTTGGTATAATATAAATGAAGTGGATTCTAGTACATCGGCTGGACTATATAATGGGCCTCAAGAATTGGGTATAAGAAAATGGAAACATAATAATTTAGCACCATTTACAGAATTTGTTGATACTGAAGTTAATCGTAAAAAGGTAAAATCAACAATGAAGAATAATATAAAGAAAGTTGTTGGTATGTGGGAGAAAGATGAGGATGGTTCATATGAAATTGAGACTGGAGATGTTCATACGATTAAAGAAGATTTGGGTGTGTGGTTTGGGACAAAAAAGAAACCCAAGGGTAGTAAACAACCAAAGGGTCCTTGGGTTAATATATGTAGAAAGGTAGATGGTAAACACCCCCCTTGTGGTAGAAGTGAATCTGATACAAAGGGGTATCCTAAATGTAGGGCTGCTGGTGTTGCGGGTAAGATGTCTGATTCTGAGAAGAAGTCAGCATGTACTCAAAAACGTAGGGAAGAGAAGAAAGACCCCAAGATTGGTACAGGAAATAAACCGACAATGGTGTCATACAAACCAAAATGAAAAAGATAGTAAGATTAACAGAATCAGATTTAGTACGTTTAGTTAAACGAATAATCAAAGAAGACCTTGAATCACCTACAGCTAAAAATGGTAACATAATTATTGATGGTGAAGTTTGGGAATTATGGGCTGGTTGGGTAAAAATTGAAGTATTATCATTAAAACAATTAAGTAATGGGGATTTAAATATGAAATATGATACTTCGCTTACTGATCCAGGTGAAGGTATTGTAACTAATAGAAAATTTAAAGAACTTGAATCGGAAAAAAATAAGGGTAAGACTAGGATTGAATTTGAGGTTGAAACCGTTGACAAAAATGGAAATAAAAATAAAAAAACCTTAACTTTAATTAAAAAGTAAGGTTTCATTGTAGCTTATTTTACTTTTTGAAGAATATTCTCAAGAGAATGTTCGATTTGAGACATTACTTGGATTTCAACTTTTTCTCTGATTTCTTCAACTTTGGTATCATACATTTTGATTATTTTATACCAATTTCTATCACTCAATATAACATCATAATGATATACATGATTGGTTATACTGATGCCACGTTTATCAAATATGATAAACAAATCTACCTCTGTATTTGTGATGTATTTTTTATCTGATATTGGAGCAATAAGAAATTTAGATTCAGGATGTCTAATTAATTTCCTTGCAATTGACATACACATTTTTTGGGTTTGAGAAATAGGTACTCTTGAGTCACTAGAATATTTTCTGTTGAGGATTGTAAGTTTGACATAAAGTCTTTTGAAGAATCTTAGAATTGCTTTTTTCATTGTTGTGATTATATTTATGATAAAAGAGAAAAATGTATAAAAATAGATTATTAATAACTGAGGATGAGTAAAAATATATCTTATCAATGTATGGATTAATTAAGGAACAAAAATTAGACATAAATAGTTCAGATTTTTTTGATCCAGGTTATCACTCCAAATTGAGTACACAAGGTACTAAAAATTTAACAATTGAACTAGGAAAAGCCTTAGATTTTATAAGAAAAAATGAAGGTAAAACAACATCTGTTAAAATATTGGCATCCGAAGATAAAAATCAAAATTACGATAATGAGGTATCCCCATCAAAAAAAATACCAACAAGACAATTGGCAATCTTGAGAGCTGAAACAATTAAAAAATTTTTAACGAATTTTTTCCAAAACGCAATAAACGAAGGATACATAAAAACAATACCAACATTTGAAGAACCTGAAATAATAGTTGGTAAAGGTACAACGGCTGAAGAACAAAAATATGATAGACGCGTTGAAATTAGTTTTTCTGTAATTAGTGAACCTAAAACACCACCCAAAAAACCACCTTGTGCTAAAAATATGAAGATAAGGGTATTTTATAATGAAGATGTACATGGTGGTCATAATTGCAATTCGGCTGTTTTTGAAGTGTCGGTTAATGGTATTCTATTGAAAAGGGATGGTGATGGTGCTAAATACGCCTCGTTAAATAATGGTAGTGTTATAGATAACGCTGGGTATTCAATACAAGATAAAAAAATAGCTGTTAGAAACGCTAAGGGTAAAGTTGAGTACGAAACTAAAAAGTATCCATTATCAAATAATCCTGGAGGACCAAGAGAAAATCTATTTACTGTTGATGATACAACAATGAAAGCCATCCAAGATGCTAATAACGAACTTTCAATTCAACTAACATGTAAAAATTTAGTTAGTTATTATCCAACCCCAACTGACTTACTTAATGCTTATCCAAAAATAACTGATTTAACACAATGGTTTACAACTAATAAACCGAATTTGGGTGGACTTGAATATAATGGTACTCAATTTACATATATCGAAAATTCTGAACATAAATGGTTTCATTCAGCTCAATGGGGATATAAATGTCATAGAGGTGTTGGTGGTATAGAATTTACAAATGAAAAAGGAGAAACTTCTTCATTTAATGTTGCCACACCAGAAGAGGTTGATGAACCAAAACTTGTGTTAACAATTGACGCATGCACTTTGAAAGTAGTGTAAAGTTTATTTCTCTTCGTATTTGAAGATGATGTCATCCCCAAGAATAATTTTTTGTTCTTCTTTACTCATTTGTCTGAGTGTTTTTTTGACTAATTTTAAGTTATCTTTATAATATCTTTTTCCAGTTACATATTCTTTTCCATTAAAGACTGTTTTTGGTGCGGAACAAGAAATGAGGAAAATAGTAAATACAATTAGACCAATTAGTTTTTTCATTGTTGTGATTATATTTTGATTGTTATATCATAACCACAAAGGTCTAAATAAAATTCCACTAAAACAAAAAAGGTAGAAATAATTTTTCTACCTTTTTATATTTTAACAATATTAGAATTTCATTGTGACTTTAAGAATATCTAAAAATTCTAACCAAGTTTCCAAATCATTTTCATTTCTACCAATATTTGCTGTATAACAACAAATCACGATATTATCTTTAGTGTATCCTTTATTTCTATCTAATCTATCTAAAGATGGTTGTAATGGGTATTTGTGTTTTGTTGATGGGGTTAGAGGAACACCAAACCAATAACATAAACCATTCTGATTATTATAAATGTCTTCAATTTCTTCTTTTGTAATTGTATGTTCTATATTTCTCCTTTTTGAATCGTGAAATAGATAATTAATCCACAATCTAAATCTTCGTTCTTTTTGTTTAACACTCTCAACCTTTTTAAATTCAATATCTTTTCTTTTTTCTCTTTTGTAATTTCTAGTTATTGTCAATACACATTCTTTACACTTAGTTCCCCTTTGTGACTCATAATATTCTGATATATCTTTTAGTATACCACAAACTGAACATAATTTTTGTTTATCCATATATTATAAATATCGGATAAACATAAAAAAACTAAAAAAAGAGGAATAAATCCCCTTTTATTTTTTCTTCCATTTTCCACCTTGACTATTGTATCGTTTGACAGCTGCACCATTACAATAAGCCGAGGGACAAACTTTATATCTACTTTTAGCCCAAGATAGTGCAGATTGCCATAGTTTTGGGTTTGTTGGGGTATTCTTTTTCTTCTTTTCATTTAATTCTGATTCCATCATAACCATATCTTCATTGTCTTCCATTCTATTATAATCAACAGATCTAGCAAATTGTGATTCATTCATCATAAAATCAAATACTTGGTCAAGATTTTCTTTTGCTACGGTTATATGGTCATCAGCCCAATCGTGACCGTCTTGGAGAATTTTTTCAACTTTCATTGGGTCAAGTTCCAATAGTTGTTGTGCTTGACTAATCATTTGTTCAAGGTTTGAAAAGAACATATAGTTTTGAACTTGTCCGTAATCCTTTTCGTTTACAATTTTTTTAACAATTTTAACCAAATCTTGTTCAGTTAATTTAACAATTCTTTTCATAATGCTTTAAGCATTTAATCCATTCACACCCCCCAATACAACTGTGTTCATTAGGATGATTGGTTTATTTTGTGCATCAGTCCAAACCGCGTGAGGTGGTTCAACTGTGAATGTGCTACCTGAACAAACTTCACATATTAATACTTCAGTATTTGCACTAGTAGCACTGGCTGGGTAATTGTAATTTGACATAGTTTTTTTTTATTTGTAATTTATAATTTGAAATTTTATTTGTCTCTTATAAGTATTTACTTCTCCACTACTTTCCACTTTTATATCAATAAAATATTCATTTGGTATTTTATCTCTAGTATCAAATATGAAATAATACTCATTTGGAGTTCTATTTATTTTTGTCCAATCTTGAACTTGAACTTCAGTTTGTCCTTCTCTTACATATACACGATAATAAGCGTTAACTTTTATTAAATTTTTATTAGTGGTATAGGCTTGTTTAATTATCACCCCAACCTTTCTCAAATCTGTATTAAAAATCTTTTCATCTTGTTTAATACCATAATAATCAAATCCATATATTTTTGGATCTTGACTATTTGTTCCAATTTGGATTGAGTTTTTCATTGGTTGTAATACAAAATCATTAATAATTGGATTCAATGGAAATGTATTTAAACTTAAATTGAACCATTTATCGGAAAAAGTACAAGGTGTTTTGTACCCCATCAATGGTGGAATTGTAACCTCATAAACACCAATTGTTTTTTGACATCCAGTTAATGCCGACAATCCAGGAATAACATCCCCAGAATTATCCAATATTGCCACGGATGGAGGAAAGTCCAAGTTAATTGGATTACCATCTTCATATAAATAAAGATATAATTTATTTACCTTTCCCAATGAAAATAAATTTCTATCATCCTCAATCAAATCATTATATGATGTTTCCAAATATGGTTCATAAAATGTTTGGGTATGTCTTGTAAAGAACTGAACTTCATATGTGTCAGTTAAACCTGATAACAATTCAATTTGGGGTCTATATGCGACAACCCAACCAGTTACACCGGATGTTGTATTGTTTAACACACCATTGATTTCATCGGTCATATCAAATTCAATATTCTCATCCCCAAATTCAAAATGTTGTTCAGCAACCAATGTTAATGCTGAGAATGGAACTTGAGAAAGATTTCTATTATTATAAATTCCATTTTCTTCCCATACACCAATTGTTGTAGTTTCAAACCAATTGGATGGTCTTGTTGAATAATTTCTATCAGCTATTTGATATTCATATTGTAAATCGGCAAAATCATAACCAACACCTTCATCCCAAACTTGTGGTAAACTTGGGTCAAAATCAATTGGGGGAATTCTTAATAAGAGTAAATCAAATGATGTCGCTCTTAATCTACCTTGTGATGTAAATGTGTTTAGTAATTCAATATCAAAGTTGGAGGTGTTTGTCATTCTCAATGTATGTTTCATTGTTGAACAAGTTGTTGATATAACACCTTCACTTAATTTGGATTTAAGTGAATCCAAATCTAAATCAAAAATAAATCTACTATAACCTATAGGATATTGTGATATTGCTGTAGTTCCAAAAAATAGTTCAGTTACTGGGTTTCTACCAGTATTGGTAAAACTATTATATATTAATGTATTATTTCTACTGAAATATGATTTGTGGATTGACATTTATGTTGTTTATACATAAATATCAATTAATTCTAATATTTTGATTTAGGATTAAACTTTCGGCATTATTCAATAAAGTTTCAATATCCTCAAGTCTTTGACCATTCCCACTTGCACGTTTGGATGGTTTAATAATTGCAATTGGATGAACATGTCCTTCCAAGAAGGCATACATCTTTCTTAATAACTCAATAATAACCTCACCCCTCACGGTTGAATATGTGAGGTTCTGTAAGGATGTTTCGCCTCTAACAAAGGAATTCTGTGGGATACCATAGATAGTGTCTTGTAAGTCAATTTTTTGTTTTGTACTAGTTGCGTCTTGTGACAACAAATAAATCTTTTGTGCTCCCATTACACCATAACTTATTGGTTCGGATTTGAATGAGGTTGGAAATATGGTTTCAGTCACAACATCATATTGTTTACCATATATTGGTCTTTCACCATTTCTACCTGACACCAAGAAATAACCACTTTGTTGTGAACCATAATCCAAAAGAATTTTTGAACTAAACTTTATAAAATTTGAAACTTCTGGATTGGTGACTAATGTGTTAAAATTATTTCCTTTTTCATACGTTGTTTTTGATGGTGTAACAACAAATGGAAGGACGTTTTGGAATACGGTTTGATTTGTAGAATTGTACCCGCTATAAGTTAAGAACCCATCAAAAACACCTTTGATGAAGGTATTGATAATGTAGACAGTTTCATCAAAACTTTTCCCACCAATTTCAATTTTTGCATCAGTTGGTAATAATGTAGTATCTATTTCTAATTCTAATATTGCTTGAGAATTAAAATTACTAACATCAAATCTCAAATCATTTTCATTGTAGTTGTATAGTTGAACAAACCCATTATAGACATTTTGTGTATTTTCAAGATTTTCTATATGCCAAACAATAACTTTTTTAACCTTAGTGATAACTTCTTTTAATGAATTAATCTTTTGTGGTGGTTTAGCCGTTTCTTGAATTGGGAAATAAGACAATTGCAAGAAAGCCCTATTGTTATTTGGCGTTGGTAGTTTGTTATATTTTAATTCTGGTGTTTTGCCCGCACGTAATAAAACTTCATTTTCTTTTAGTACTAAATCGGCAGTACCTCTACCTAGAATACCAACATCCTCTGGTTTTGGGAAAATACCCTCAGTACTTCCCCCACTTGAAGATAAATAAGATCCATCTGGATTACGTAATGACAATCCTTGTGCATATCTTGTCCCTTTCGCCATAAATTTTGTAGCCCCTTGATAATTTTCAAAAGGACTTAATAATGGACTTGAAAATGGTCCCTGAACGTAAAATTGATTTTCTCTCCTATAATCTTTGTTCATATAGATGATATGAACGTATTCATTAACTTGTGGTGTTTGACTAACAAAAAATGGTAACAATGGTAAAAATAAAACAGGGTCTTTACTAGTCCATTTCATTTTTTCTTCATTCCAATTTGGTATTGCTGATATAATTGCCGTGTAATCTTCAGTTTCTGGTATAACACGCAATCTACCCAACATCATTGGGTCTTGATTGTCAATAACAGTACCAGGGAATAATATTTGATGTTCACTCATTTGTTAACTCTACTTTCGTATTCTTTTAAAATTGTATTATAGGTCAACTCTAACTTATCTATATGTTCGGTTAATTTGATTAGAGTATCTTTAGTGAATTTAAAATCTTCTTGGATAAAATCCATAGCAAATGTTAAATCTCTATTTGGTGAGGATTTATAATCCTTTATTACCTTCAATGCTTTTTCAGCTTGTTCTTTTTTATCCATAATTTAAAAATATTTTCCAGATGCGATATTTGGTACAGTTAAACCCGCTGGTGTTACTGCCGTAGGTTTTATTGCAATACTAACTTTACCATTTTCAGTTTTTTCCTTTTCCGCAGCTTTAATATTACCAAACATTGATAGAACGGTTAAGTTTGGAGAACCATCTGGCATTGGTCCTGTTGGAATACCCAATTTCTGCATTTCTTCAATAGCATTAATAAACGCCCTTGATTCCGAATATCCATCCAAAAACTCTGAAGCAAATAATAATGGGAGTGGGATTTGATTTAATAAAGCTCCCAACGAACCTAATACACCTCCAGAACTACCATTTGAATCTTCTTCGTCATCATCATTACCACCACCTCCAAATGTTCCACCATCACGGTTTCCTTCTTTACCTCCAATACCATCAATAAAATTAGTTGTGGCATCTGAGGCGGTCTCAATACCTTTGGTTACAGCTTTGGCTGCGGAACTTAATCCTTTTGCAACACCAGGAAATTGGAGACTTAAACTAACAATTTTTAAAAGTTCATCAACAATACTTTTACATTTTCGCCAATCAGTTATGAGTTGTCCGACCAATAATAAAATCTGAATCAATTTTAAGAT